CCGCCCGAAGCCGCACGTGCTCGCCCCGGCATGCGTCATGACCTGGACGCGCAGCGCGAGGTGCGCCCCAAGCGGCGCAAAGAGAACGGGGTGATCGAGTGAGCGAGAACCGCAAAGCGCGCTTCATCAGCGCCACGCTCGCGCAACTGCTCGCCACGGCCGCGTTGAACGAGCACCGGCTGCACTGCCAGTGCGAGCACCCGTTGCCGCGCGTGTGGGATGAGTTTCAGTGGACCACGTGCCGCTTGTGCAACCGGCTGTTGAGCCAGGACGAATACGAGGATCGCCAATGAGCGCGGCCACCGCCGAAGAGCTAAAGGCCGTCGCCTCGATCTTCTACTCGAATCGTGAGCACCATCGACGGCGCGCGCAGGAGAGCTTCGCCGAGTACGTGACCTACGTGCAGAAGGATTTCAAACCTGCACGCCACCATCGATTCGTGTGCCGCGTGCTCGATAAGGTGGCGCATGGCGAAATCAAGCGCCTGATAGTCACCCAGCCACCGGGGACAGCCAAGAGCACCTACTGCACGAAGCTATTCCCGGCGTACTGGTTGGGCCTGTATCCGCGCGACCGCGTCATTCAGGGCTGTCACACCACGTCGCTCGCCTGGGAGTTCGGCCGCGACGTGCGCGACATATTGAAGAGCCCCGAGCACCGCGAGGTCTTCGGGTCCACCCTGGCGAGCGATTCACGTGCACGCGGCGACTGGCGCACGAGTCGCGGCGGTCGCTACTTCGCCTGCGGTGTGGACAAGGGCGTGACGGGTCGACGCGGCACCCTGGGCATTGTCGATGACCCGGTGAAGGATGAGAAGGACGCCGAGAGCGAGGTGATGCGCAACGGCACCTGGGGCTGGTTCAAGACCGCGTTCCGCACGCGCATGTTGCCCGAGAGCCCCATCGTCATCGTGACGACGCGCTGGCATCACGACGACGTGGTGGGCCGCATCCTGGGGCCGAAGTACACAGGCGGCAGCGGCTGGTTCCAAGCCACCGATGGCGAATGGTGGTTTGTGGTCGACCTGCCCATGGAAGCCGAGCAGGACGACATTCTCGGGCGCGAAGAGGGCGAGTTGCTGTGGCCCGAGTTCTTCACGCCGCGCTGGTGTGCGATTGAAAAAGCGTTCCAAGGCTCGCGCGTCTGGTCCTGCCTCTATCAGAACCGGCCGACCGTGGGCGAGGGCGCCATCATCAGCGCCGCGATGTGGAGGAAGTGGCCGCTGTCGCGTCCGCCAGTGTGCGACTTCCTCATGCAGGTGTACGACACCGCGTTCGATGACAAGGAAGAGAACGACTTTTCCGCACGCACGACCTGGGGCGTGTTCAATGTGTTCGATCAGGATTGGGGCGAGATAGGCGGCCCGCCGCGCTGGTTGAACAAGAACGTGATGGCCTATCACGCCATCATGGTCGAAGCATGGCGCGACCAGTGCCAGTTGCCGCAACTGCGCAAGTTCGCGCGCGAATCGTTCGATCTGTACAAGCCCGATCTGGTGGTGATCGAGAAGAAGGCCAGCGGGCAATCCCTCATTCAAGAGTTGCGCCGGCATCAGATACCGATCCGCGCCTACACGCCAGACCGCAGCAAGACCATGCGCGGCCACGTCGCCGCGATCACCTTTGAACAAGGGTGCATGTGGTACATGGACCGCGCCTGGGCGCGTCCGGTCATCAACGAATGCGCGCAGTTCCCCAAGGGCCAGAACGATGACTGGTACGACACAGTCACGATGAGCGCCTGGATGCTGCGTCGCCGCTTTCACCTCAACTTCCGCGAAGAAGAAGAAGCCGACGAAGAAGCCATTCGCCGCCCGCCGACCGTCAATTCGCGCATTGCACCTCACTACGGCTAACCCATTCAAGGAGCGTGGCACCCATGGCAACGAGAGACTATTTCGGCGACGGCATCGAAGTGCAGATGGAGGGCGATCCGCGCGACACGCGCGAACTGCCCGACGAGGAACTGCTCGCCATGGCCGAGGAGGGCGACTACGGCTCCATCGAAGGCGGCCTGAGCGATGAACTGCTCGCGCAGTACGACCCGGACGATCACAACGCCAACCTTGCGATGTTCCTCTCGCCGTCCGATCAGATGACGATCGCACGCGATGTGATCGAAGCGTTCGATCAGGACGAGCAAAGCCGCAAGCCTTGGTATGACCGCTATCGCCTGGGCTTGCAGCGCGTGGGCATCATCGATCAGAAGATGACCGAGGCCGATGCGTCAGGCGGTGTGCCTGCATCGCCTGACGCGCCGCAAGGCGCCTCCATGGTCGTGCACCCGTTGCTGTTCGAAGCGGCCGTGCAGTTCCAGGCGCGTGCCCTGGCCGAGTTGTACCCGTCGACCGGCCCGGTCAAGGCCACCGTGGTGGGCCAATCGGATGAGAAGACCGAAGAGCAGCGTGAGCGGGTAGAGAAGCACATGAACTACCAGATCACGACTGAGGACAAGGGCTACTTCGCCGATGTGGACAAGATGCTGTTCGGCCTGCCCTTCGCTGGGAGCGCGTTCAAGAAAACCTACTTCGACAGCGTCAAGGGTCATTTGGTTGGCCGCTTGATCGATGTGGACGATGTGGTGGTGCCCTATTGGGCCACGTCCATCTATGACGCCCCGCGCATCAGTCACCGCTTCTATGAATCGATGAACGACATGCGCAAGCGTCAACAGGTGGGCGAATACCTCGCCGACGTGGCGATCAGCAAGCCGGGCGACACGACACGGCGCAGCACGATCAGCGACGCGGCCGATGGACGCGAGCACAGCGTGTGGGAGAAGGACGACATGCTGGAGCAGATCGAGATGCAGATCGATCTGGACCTGCCCGGCTTCGAAGACGAGAACGGCATCGCGCGGCCGTATCTGGTCACGGTGAACAAGGATGACCAGAAGCTACTCGCGGTGCGGCGCAACTGGCTGCGTGAAGACGAGTTGCAGCGGCGCCTGGATTGGATCACGCACTACAAGTATTTGCCGGGCCTGGGCTTCTATGGCTATGGCCTGTTCCACGCCATCGGCGGCCTGGGTGACGCGGCCAGCGGCACGCTGCGCGCACTGCTCGATAGTGCCGCGTTCGCCAACTTCCAGGGTGGCTACAAGTCGAAGGACGCCAAGGTGCCCGGTGGCAACGTGCGCTTGATCCCTGGCGTGTGGCAGGACACCGAATGCACGGCCGAGGAACTGGCGAAGGCGTTCTACACGCCGCCCTTCCGTGATCCGCCCGCAGCGATGTTCAACCTGCTCGGCCTCCTGGTGGACAGCGGGCAGAAGTTCGCCAACACGACCGAGGCGATGACCGGCGCGGGCACCTCATCGATGCCGGTGGGGACAATGCTCGCGCGCATCGAGCAGGGCGGCAAGGTGTACAGCGGCATTCACAAGCGCTTGCACGTCGCGCAAGGCGAAGAGTTCCAGATTCGCAGCCGGTTGAACTTCGACACGCTGCCCGACGAGGGCATGCAGTACAACTTCGGCGGATCGACGCTTGAAATCTTCCGCGAGGACTACAACTCGCGCATCGATATCGTGCCGGTCTCTGACCCCAACATTTTCAGCAACACGCAGCGCGTGATGATGGGGCAGATGATGCTGGAGCTATCCAACAGCGCGCCCGAGTTGTACCGCAAGGAGAAGATTCACCGCTTCATTCTGCAAGCGCTCAACGTGCCCACGTTGGATGAGTTCATGCGCGACCCGGACCAGCAGAAGCGCTACGACCCGGCGACCGAGTACACCATCATGCTCACAGGTGGCGGGGTCAAAGCCTTCCTGGAGCAAGACCACGTCGCGCACCTCGCCACGCACATGGCGCAGTTGCAGATGGCGCAGACCCTGCCGCCTGAGATTGCGCAACCGTTCGCGCAACGCATGATCGCCCACATCGCCGAGCACAACGCGATGCTGTACCTCATGCAGATCAGCGCCGCGACCAAGGTGCCCTTTGCTGCCGTGTTCTACGACGACGAAGAGGACCGCCCCGAGCTTCCCCCCGATATCGAACAGCAAGTCGCACAGGCCGTGGCCGCAGCGAGCCAACAGGTCATGCAGCAGGTGGGCGGGATGACGATGACCCCGCAGCAGATTCAAGCGGCCATGGAGGAATTGGCGAAGCGCGAGCAGGCATTGGCGCAGAAGGAAGCCGAGGTGAAGGACCGCGACACGAGCGTGCAACACCGCGAAGCGATCGCGCAGGCGAACGACAGTTGGACGCAGAAGTTCGCCCAGCTACAGGACCGCACCGCGCAGCAGATGGCCGCGCTGCAAGACTCCATCGACGCGCGCAGCAAACAACTCGATGCGAAGGAGCGAATGCTGGAGAACGAGAAGATCGTCGGCGCCGTGCGCAACCTCGTGACCGACTACACGCGCCAAGCCGGTGACCTCGTGACCGGCATGAAGGCCGAGCAGAAAGCGGCCGGGCTCGATAAGGACAAGGGCGCGCAGAAGAAGGGCGCCAACCTGGAGAAAGCGCTGATGGACGGACAGGCGCAGATGCTCAAGCAAGTCGAAACCCTGGTTGCACGTGTGACAGGAGGCAAGTGATGTTGTTCGAAACTGTGTTGTTGAAGATGCATGACGAGATCGACGAGCGCATGACGGGTGTGGAGAAGAGGGTGCTCGCCGGGAACTGCAAAACGTTGGAGGACTACAAGGCCGAGTGTTTGAGGATCGGCGAAATGAAGTGGATGGAAGAGAAGCTGGCCGAAGCGATCAATCGCATGACGCGCGGCGAAGGCAATGACAACAACTTACCGGAAATGAAGGATTGAACATGGACCAACACCTACCAGACTTTGCCGATGTGCACGGCTTCAACAACACCGGGGCCGAGGTGGACGACAAGGAAATCGAAAGCTATGCGGAGTTGGGCGATCCGCTCCCCGATGACGTGCCGCAGATGAGTCACTGGCGCGTCTGCTTGCAGCCGGTGAAGCCGAAGGTGCAAACGAAGGGCGGCATTCTGTTGCCCGGCACCGCGCAGAAAGCACAGGAAGCGCTGGCCTGCGTCGGTCGCGTCGTATCGATGGGCGATCTTGTGTGGACGAGCAAGCGCTTCATCAATCCGATCACAGGCGAGCCTTCACGCGGTCCGAAGATCGGCGAGTGGGTTGTGACCGGGCAGTACGCGGGCCAGACCATTCGCTACGGTGGCCGAGTGTTTCGCGTGCTGGACGACGACGCGATCCTGGGCTTTGTCGACAACCCCGAAAAGATCGCCATCTACATCCCCTGATAGGAGCGCACCGCCATGGCAAAAGATGATGACAATGACTTCGACGACTTCGCCGACCTGAAAGGCAACCCGGACCGCGACGAGGGCGACGAGGGCGACGANGGCGACGACGATNTCCCGTCCGCCCGTCGCGTACGAATCGCGCTCGCGCTGACCGAGCGCGCGCTGCGCCTCGCTCCGAACGACAGCGATACGCAATTCACGCACGCGATGCTGCTGCTCGATGCCGACCATGCGGGCATGCAGGGCAAGCTCGACGACCTCCTGCATGCGCTGCCGCGCTACGCGATCAGCAACCGCGTCAACATCGCGGTGCGCATGGGCAAGCAGCGCCACCCGCGGTTCGCCGCTGCGGTCGACTCCGTGCTCGGAGAGCGGCTGCCCGATC